CTAGAATATGATGGACTAGAATGGGCACAATTACCGGTTATTTGTGGTAATACAGAATCAATAAATGAATATCTAATACATAACGAATTTATATTAGAAAGTTTATCAGTAGGTAAAGAAGGCACTAAAAAAGACGGAATGAATGTCTATATGGTTAGTTACTTTATTAATAATGATAAAACAGAAACTATAGCTGTATTAACATCACCATCAGCATTAGAAAGTTGTATGATGTACAGATCATTTGAGTTAGTATTTCCTGGTATCAGGACATAGAATTAGTCGTTGACTACAATTATAGTAGATACGCTGGACGAGAGTGCAATTCTCTCCAGCTCCACCATAACTACATGAAAAGATTAACACAGACAATTTTCATGTAGTTTTGATGGGGCTGATATAGGTTTCGACAGGTATTAAGAAAATTGTAAGAGATTAATAGGTGGCAACCTCTCATGCTAATTAAACGCAAACAATAATACATTTGCATTAGCAGCTTAATAACTGCTTAGGGTTTTGTGGGTTGTGCCTCGTAACAGAAACAATCCACGCTTTACATTTTTAACAATAAGTGATATATTATAAGTATGAATAGCAAAGAATTTAGTTTAATTATAGAGGGTGTTGTTAGAGATAAAAGACCAATCACCTATTTGGAAGCAATACTATGGTATTGTGAAGAAAATCAATTAGAAGTCGACTCAGTAGGTCGTCTTATTTCAAAATCACTAAAAGAAAAAATACAAGTAGAAGCTAGTAAGGTTAATTTAATTAAAATGCCTGAAACAGGTAAATTACCTATATGAAAAAGTATAAAGATAAAATTGATGACTTTTTTAAGTGGGTAAAAGGTACAGAGTTAGTTCAATTAGATGATATTGATGTATCAGAGGATCCAGTAAGACCAGAATTGTCATTAGGTTTTAGAATTACACACGGTAGGAAAATATTTGGTCTAAAATATAATAATGAGATAGAGGCAATAGTTTGTATTGCGTTATGTCCTGAAGTGCCATTTACTGTAAGAGAATTAGATTATATGTCACAATCAGCTAATCAAAATGGACATGGTGAAATAGTTGTAGCATACACTGTTTGGTCTAGAAAAAGAGGTGCAGGCAGAGAGATCATACAAAAATTAAGAGAGTGGGTAATAGATAAAGATTTTAAAAGATTAGTTACATTATCACCATTAACACCNATGGCAACACANTTTCATATTAAAAATGGCGCAAAACAGGTACATATTAATGATGAGACACAAAATTTTGAGTATAAATTATAATGTATGGCGGCTTTGATGTATTTAAAACATATTTGGCAGTTAAGAATCACTTTACTACCGATTACGATTATAACAAATATGGTGGTAGAGTTACGGCAAAGTTGGAAAGTTTTACTAAAAGACCAGATAGGTACTTTTTTCATAAACTTTCTAAAAGATATAATGAGCGAGACATATTGGATTTTTTTGTTGCTAATTTTGCTGTTGACGGTAATAAGTGGATTGGTAATGTTATAAACAATGAGGGTGCTGAAAATTATACCAAGTATAGAAAATATAAAGAGTCATTTGACTACCATTTTCGCAACGATTGTGTGGCTATTCGCAATGATTTTGACAACCGTTCTATTCTTTTTAATGATGGCTTTGCTGTACATATGGGACAACATCCTAGAGTTTTACGATTACATTTACAAAGGAAAATTCACATCCAGACCACCATCATACTTGACACAATATTATCGTTTAGTAAGGTATGGAATAAAGAAATTAATGAAAAAATTGTATGGCCTAAAATCTCACTTACGCTTGCCAAACTAAAACCTTTTGTGAGTTATAATGATACACAGGCAAAATTAATTATGAAAGAAGTTTTTAATGGTTGAAGATGTAAAAAGAAAAAAATTAGACGATAAGATTAAAGAATTGAACTCTACTAGAGTATTCAAAAAGATTACACCAAAAGGTGACTTATCATGGTACATCAAGTGGGTGTCAGTTGTTCTTATACTAGTAGCAACATCTGTAAGAGCTACAGGAACATTACCACATATTGATTTATGGTTTGGACTATTTGGAACTGTAGGTTGGTTTATCGTTGGTTATCTGTGGCATGATAGAGCTCTTATCTTATTAAATGGTGTGTTAGTTACACTTATCTTTACAGGACTATTAAACTATTATTTTGGGAGTTAACATGAATAAAATTAAACAATTTTGGATTAAATCTTATCAATCTGATAAGATAGCATTTTACTTAGAACTTATAAGTTTTGTGTTTACAGTAGGTGCAAGTATGACGTTAGCACTAACGGCTGATCAACCCGATATGCGAGTTGTATATCCTGGTTTTTTTATTGGTAGTTTGACGGCCACATATGCTCACTATAGAAGACAGTTAGCATGGCCTATGATACTTGTTGGTTACTTTTCATTAATGAATGTCTTTGGATTTGGTGTTGCAATTGGCTGGTGGTAAAGTATTCTGTATTGGTAATGGTGAAAGTCGAAAAGGTTATGATTTAGAATCATTAAGAAAACATGGCACCATTTATGGGTGTAATGCAATCTATAGAGATTTTATGCCAGATGTTCTTGTTGCTGTTGACTATGGTATAATGCATGAGATTTATCATGCTGGTGTAGCACAAAAAATACCATGTTATTTTAGAGATTGGACTAAAGTACCAGCTATGACATATGAACCTATGTTATACGGTGGCATGAATAAATTAGAAGCTAATGAACATATAAGAGATATTGTTGTTTCTAACGACAGAGGTAATAGTAAAGAATATGTAATGCATGGTGCTAATTTACAAGGCATTGTGACCATGATGAAAAAAAACGGTGATAAGTATAAGAAAAATGTAAACAACTCACAAATAAAAGTATCTTGGATTACAGAGAACGATAAGTCAAATTCATTAACAGATATTATGGGTGGTAAAGACCATGGTTGGTCAAGTGGTGCAAGTGCAGCTTATGTAGCAATAAGTAGAGAACAACCAGACGAAGTATATCTTATAGGACATGATGTATATAGCACCAATGATAAGATAAACAATGTTTATAAGAGTACAAAACATTATGTAGCAAAGGAGAACAGTCCTACGCCTACCTTTGATTGGATTGATCATTTATATACATTAACAGACTGGAATCCAGATGTAAAATTCATCAAAATTAACAGATTTAATGACGGCCGTGATAAAGTTAATAGTCCAATAGAAGAGTTAAAGAATAGAAAAAATATAACATATGCTGATTATTCCACGCTTGACAATCTGTCTTAAATAATGTATATTAGTAAAAATGGAGATAAAAAATTATGAATAAATGGGACATACAAGATTGGAAAGTAAAACCACATACTTTCAAATTTAGAACTGGTGATACAGATGAAAAAGGTGGTTGTACTTTTATTGGTGGTTCATGGGTTGATAAAACAACAGATGAATTATTTAAAGATAAAAGAATTGTAATGTTTAGTTTGCCTGGTGCATTTACACCAACATGTTCAGGTGAAGAGTTACCGAGTTATGATAAACACTATAATAAATTTATTGACAATGGTATAGATGACGTATATTGTATATCTGTCAATGACGCATTTGTAATGAATGCTTGGAGAAGAGATTTAGAAATTAAAAATGTTAAGATGATACCAGATGGCTGTGGTACTTTTACTAGTAACATGGGTATGTTGGTTGCTAAACCAGCACAAGGTTTTGGCATGAGGTCTTGGCGTTATGCAGTAATTATTAATGATGGCAAAGTAGAAGCCATGTTTGAAGAACCAGGTTTCAATAACTTTTCAGATGATGATGATCCTTACGAGATATCAACACCAGAAAATGTAATGAAATATTTAAACGAGTATGAAGAACTTGTATAAATACAATAGAAGGCGAATTATACAGCCTACACAAAAACAACGAACACATATAATACAAGGAGAATAAATATGGATTTCGAAAGTCTAAAAAAGTCGTCAAGTAATTTTGATGCAATCACAAAAGCTCTGGAAACTAAAATGACACCAGAGAATCAACAATCAAACAACAAGTATCAAGACGATAGGTTATGGAAACCTGAACTAGATAAAACTGGTAATGGTTATGCCGTACTTCGTTTCTTGCCTGCTCCTAATGGTGAAGAAATGCCATGGCAGAGAGTTTGGACACATGCCTTTCAAGATAAAGGTGGTTGGTTTATTGAGAACTCATTAACAACTCTTAATCATAAGGATCCTGTTAGTGAAGAAAATACTAGATTGTGGAATACTGGTATTGATAGTGACAAAGATATTGCTAGAAAGAGAAAAAGAAAATTATCTTACTATGCAAACATCTATGTTGTGTCAGACCCAAAACATCCTGAAAACGAAGGACAGGTAAAACTGTATAAGTTTGGTAAAAAAATCTTTGATAAGATTACTGAAGCCATGCAACCAGCGTTTGAAGATGAACAAGCTATTAACCCATTTGATTTTTGGAAAGGTGCAAACTTTAAATTAAAAATCAGAAAAGTTGATGGTTACTGGAACTACGACAAATCCGAATTTGAAGGTGTCTCAGCATTGAAAGAGTCAGATGACGATATCAAAGCTATTTGGGAAAAACAACACCCTCTAAAACCATTTGTTGACCCTAGTAATTTTAAGACCTATGATGAACTCAAAGAGAAACTGAATAGGGTAATTACGGGTATGCAAACTACGACTACTGTAGATGAAGTCGACCTCCCATCACAGCAAACTACAAGTACCGTAGAAATGCCTAAGGTAAGTCAATCTAAGCCTGCTAGTGACGAGGATGATACCCTCGATTACTTTAGTAAATTAGCAGACGAAGATTAATCCTTTCTCTCTCTACCTAAGCATTAACCTCTAGCGAGAAATCGCTAGGGGTTTTCTTATAAATAGTGGTATGGCAATAGACATATTTGAACCACTAAAAGATATACAAGGTAATAAACTAAAAGGTGCCAGTTGGTACCGTAATGCTGTATCTTTAATTACAGATAGATCATCACCTACTGCTCTTATGAGAAGTGGTAAATTATTAGGTAGACCTAGTGGTGGTCGTATGAGTATGTTTTTTTATGACCCTAAAACTAAAAATAGATTACCATATTATGACACATTTCCTTTAGTATTACCATTAGAAACTGCCAAAGGCGGTTTTATTGGTTTGAATTTTCATTATTTACCATATGGCGCCAGATTTGCATTTTTACAGAAATTACAAACATATGCTAGCAATGCAAAGTTTGACCAATCAACAAAAATTCAAGCCTCATATGACTCGATAAAGTCTAATAAATATACCAAAGTGGCTATAAAGAGATATCTGTACTCACAAGTCAGGTCTAACTTTTTAAGAATAAATGTAGATGAAATGGCATTAGCAGCTTATCTACCTGTTGCTCAATTTAAAGGTAAAACATTGGGTGGTGTATTCGCAGCTGCTAGAAAGAACTTTTAATGGATAGAGATAGAACAAAACAATTAATTGAACATACTAACAAAATGAATAGATATAAGAAAGAATTAGAATTATCTAAAAGTTTAAAAAAAGAAGTAGAAATTGGTGCTACAGGCACACAGAGATATAGAATTAAAAACGGACCAAATAAAGGTAAAATATTATAATGGCAATTTTAAGAGGCGGTAGACGAATAGGTAATTTTGATATTAGACTTGGTTTACCAAGAGATAAATCATTAGCTGATGTTGCAGGCGATCCTAGATTAAAAAGAAGACCAGGTGGTTCAGGTCAAATACAAAG